CAGGATGTCACCATCTTGGCAGGAGGGCATCGTTAGCGTTCCGCCAGTCGATGCGCCATAGTTGCTGGATGTGATGTATGAAACTTCAAGGGCACCACCAAACCCGCCAGCGCCCATCAGTTTACCTGTTGTAAGCATTACGAACCATCCCCAATTAGTGCGCCATACAGCGTCGTGGAGACCTTCCAGAGAGCAATGACAGTACGCCCAGTGGTTGCCAGCGTGGGTGCAGAGCCGCCATTGTTCACCCAAGTAGTAGTCGGCCAAGTGATCGTGTAGGCGGTACCATCGTCGATCATAAGTGTGATTGCTTGACCAGCAGAGAAGCCGTCAGTCGGTGTAGAGTTACCACTCAACGTCCATTCCTGAATAGAACCGTTGTCAGGCTCCAGAACGGGAGTTGTGCCAGTGACAGTGTAGATGTCTTCGACGGGCGTTCCTACTAACGTCAGGTTCGTAGCAGTGCCGGAACTTGCAGCAACAGCACCTACCGTCGAAGCCGTCAGTGTAGCACTGCCAAGTGCGGTGACGTGGCCATAGGTATCCAGAGTCACGTCTTGAATGACAGTTGCACCGGAGTTGTCGACACTTGCCTGAGTGGACGTGTCGGAGTGTGACAGACCACTGGCGTCTTGAGTAAGACCACCACCAGCAGCTACACTAAAGGTTGTCCCTGAGAGACTGATACCATTACCAGCACTGTAGGTAGTGTCTGTAGGTGTATCCCAAGTGAACGAACCATCACCATCACTACGGAGATACTGAGAAGTAGTACCATCGCCAACAACATTAAGCTGAGTAGCACCAATACCGTTAGCTGTTACAGATAGACCAGAGGCATCTTGTGTAAGACCTGTCCCGGCGGCTACACTGAATGTAGTCCCTGAGAGGCTAATACCGTTACCAGCACTATAGGTAGTGTTAGTGTCTGGTGGGGTTTCCCATGTGAAGCTCCCATCACCGTCACTACGAAGGTATTGTGATGTAGTACCGTTGCCTGTTACGTTCAACTCATCCGCCCCGACCACGTTGGCTGCGATCTGTGCGTTGATCGAAGTGGTGCCAGAACCTGTTAAGTCACCCGACAGAGTAATAGTCTGGTTCCCTGTTAAGAAGGCAGACGCATGTTGGCCGTCAAGGGTGTCAGCATCAAGACCAGAACCGGAACCATCAACGGTCAAAATCGCAGTTAGAATCTCAGAGGCCGTTTGATCAGCGGTTGCCCCAGCTTCGATACCTGCTAGCTTAGCACCATCAGCAAGCTCAATTACAGTACCACCGGTAGTCTTTGTATAAATTTTCTTATCGGCTAAGTTTACAGCTAGCTCCCCCGGCTCCAAACTAGCTGAAGCAGGTACGCTGGAAGCTGTTGAAGACTTTTTATGAATAATCTTGGTTGCCATTGGGCTTTTCTCCTATGTGTGAGGAGGGACGCCCCTATAGAGGGACGCCCCAAGGGTATTAGTAGGAACCCCCATCCAATGTAACATCCGCAAGGGTTTGGTTGCCAAGTGACCAGTGGTCAGAAGCTTCAACCCAAAGGAAAGATACATTAGAAGAAGTACCACGTTCAATTTCAATACCACCATCTTGAGAAGGGACACCTGTTTCATCAGCGTTAAGAACAATAATGTTGTCGCCAATGTTGACAGTATTAGAGTTAACTGTAGTTGTTGTACCGTTAACAGTCAAGTTACCAGTGATGATAGTGTTACCACCAACATTGAGGGCACCCCCAATACCGACACCACCTGTTACCGTTAGAGCACCTGTACTTGTGGAGGAAGATGCGGTATTATTAGTAATACCAATGGCGTTAGAAGTAGTAGCACCACGGGCAGTAACAGTCGCCAGAGTATCACTCTCGGAGGTTAGATAAGAACCTGCAGGTTGGATACCTGCCTCTGCCAGTGTATTATTCACCCAAGCAGTACCGTTCCACTTTAGGATTTCACCCGAAGAGTTGGCTGTGATTGTAGTATCGCTTAGAGAGTCTAGGGTGTGGTTATGACTTGTTGAAGCCTTTCCGTTCAACTGAGTTTGGATGTTTGAAGTAACACCGTCAGTATAGTTCAACTCAGCGGTTGTTGCAGTAATGCCATCAAGAACGTTAACCTCGGCAGCAGTAGCTGTTACATCAGTGATAGCACTTAGTGCATGTGTATGAGAAGAGGCAGCAATACCAGCTTCTGCGAGAGTATTGTTAACCCAAGCTGTACCATCCCACTTGAGGATTTCCCCTGAAGCAATAGAGGTGATTGTTGTGTTACTCAAGGAGTCTAAAGTGTGTGTATGGGAAGCTGCAGCATAGCTACCAGCGGGTTGAATACCAGCTTCTGCAAGAGTGTTATTAACCCAAGCTGTGCCATTCCATTTTAGAAGCTCGCCTGAAGCGATAGAAGTAATAGTAGTATCGCTTAGAGAGTCTAGGGTGTGGTTATGAGATGTTGATGATTTTCCATCAAGCGCGGTCTGTAGACCTGTCACATCAGAAATAGAATGGGTATGTGTGGCACTTGCATAAGAGCCAGCTGGTTGGATACCTGCTTCAGCAAGTGTATTATTAACCCATGCAGAACCGTTCCACTTAAGGATTTCCCCAGAAGCAATAGTATCGATTGTCACATCTTCAAGAGCACCTAGCGTTGAGTAGCCTGCACCTGCCCAAACAGATCCATTGTATGACTTTAGAGTATTGTTTGTAGAGTCATACCATAAGTCGCCCTCTTGAGGGTTCCCCGGTGCTGTTGAATCAACATAAGCACCATTTAGTGTGATAATAGTCCCGCCGCCGTTCTTAGCATAGATCTTACGGTCAGCTAGGTTTACGGCTAGTTCGCCTACATCTAAGTCACCGCTTAAGGGGGCTGAGCCACCTGTGGTAGACTTCTTTAGAATAATTTTGGTTGCCATTAGAAGCTACCTCCTTGTAAATATACATTTGACTCATATTTCTGGCTTGTTGAGCTATACACTAATACCGCCCCATCGGCTTTGTTAGTGTTGTCAATATCAGAAATATCGTTTGTTGTTGCTTTTCGTGTTACCCAAGTATGACTTGTGGAATCAAACATTACAGTTTCGCCTGTGATTGAGGCGGTATCTGCTACATCAGATAGATCTCCAAGAGTAGTAGACTCTATAAGTACGACTACCTCGTCGATAGCTTCTTGAACGTCTGTAGCTATTAACCCAGAGTCTGTATTAAGGAATGGAACCTCGGAAGCGATCTGGTCAGCTGTAGCACCTGATTCTACACCAATGAGTTTACTTCTCAATGAGTCTGTAAAGTTGTTATCGGTATGAACATAGTCAGCATCTACGACGTTATTAGGGTCATAAGCTTGTACGTCTGCACCAATAACTAACCCAAGAGTGCTACGAGCAGTAACTGCGTCAGGATCATCAAGTAGGGCCCTGATGTAGCTTGTTAGAGAGGTTGTTGACCAAGTGTCTGTACCAGTGGTATAGAGCATCTTGTCAGCGATTGTAGGTAGACCCGCAATGCTTGTTAAACCTGCATCATAAGCTTGCACTGTTGAGCCAATATCAGCATCCTTGAGGATAGTTGCATCGTAACCCTGAACAGTGACACCAATATCAGCATCCTTGAGGATAGTTGCATCGTAACCCTGAACAGTGACACCAATATCAGCATCATTAAGAAGAGTAGCGTCATAAGCTTGAACAGTAACACCGATATCTGCATCTTTAAGGATAGTAGCATCAGCGTTCTCTTTACCTGCGAGCAAAGAGTTTACTTCTGTTTCAGTATAGTAGCGATCGTCATGGGTATGGCCAACATCTGACTTACCAGACAGTAGTGAGTCCACTTCTGTTTCTGTATAGAAATCGTCAGTAAGTGAGTAGTTTTCCCAATCACCTGATACACTGTTGTATCTTAAGATTTGGTCAGTAGACAACCCAGAGATTGTCACATCTGATAGGTTTCCAACAACAATATTAGCACGGATTATCTCAGAAAAGTCTCCTGCATTGATTGTATCAACAACATCTCCCGCGCTGTTAGATACCTCAACATAGAGGATACCCTCTGTTACATAAACATCAGTGATAGAATCACCTTTAGCACCCTGTCCACCTGTACGGGATAGAGATACAGAGTGGTTTGGTGATACGATATTTACATTGTTATCAGTAGTGGTAACATTAATTGAAATCTTGTCGTTCTTAGCTGTTACCTTGTAAGTCATACTCAGACCTCCTCAGAAGGGCTGTAAAGTACTTCTACAAGACCACGAAAAGGTTTCCAGATAAGTTGTGCATTACCAACACCTGTATCACGAACTTCAAGCCCAATCCACCCATAAGTAGGTGCTTCGGGGGAAGGCTGTGTAGTCCATGAGTCGATAAGGTCTTCTGGAATAACGATTTTAAATGTATTGTCAGTAACGGTAGCATCAAGGATATCAAGAGTTGTTACTACGCCACCTGCCTTGACACCAGTAGGGTAGCCATCCTCATCTACTGCACCTGCCATGTCGGCCTCAACAATTTTAGCTGTTAAGGTATAGCCTGTGAGGTTAGTCAGCCAGCTTAGTGTAATATCCATTTGAATTTGCTCGCCTTCTACGAGAGATACAAGAACTGCACCATCATCGCTGATAAGGTCTTTTGAGCGAGAGTTAATTCGTGAACGTGCCATATTTCCTCCTTGCCGAACCTCGGTTGGGCTTATTAGAGTTGTTGTTGAGGAAGCCCCATAAAGGACTCCCTAGTGTTATTTCTTTACCATTTGGTGATTAAAGCACCCTGTACAGAAGCCCTAAAGCGAATTAAGCTTGATAGGTCATCACGAACAGACAACTCGATACATTCTTCAAGAGTACCATTAAGGATGTAATGCTCTTCCGGAATTTCCATCGTTAGCTGATAGATTGTCTCCGTAGACCCTTCCCATGTATCTAAGTGGACATTGGGGAACTGTAGCATATCATAGAAGTCTTTAGAGAAGTACTGTGATAGTGTAGAACCATTCCTTTTAAATGACAGTGTATAGCCATTGGTTAGCTGACTGATACCAAAGAACTCATCATACTCGACTTTCAGCTTAGTAACAGCAGCAATCCACTTAATCTTTCTTACTTCAATAAGCTCACCGGGTTGCGCACAGTAGTTATAGAAGATACTACGAGACTGTCCAGCAGATACCAACTGAAGGTCATCAAGATAGATACTAGGGGCATTTCCTTGACCAGCATCTACTGTCTGAATTCGAATCTCATCGAAGCTAGGTGAAGCAGATTGGAAGGCTGTCATAGGGGTAGAGAATAACTGCCAAACATCGTGGTTATTCGTATCCACATAAGTACTAAGGGGGATAGCCACACCAATAGGGGCGCTATCTAGATATAGCTGTAGTAAGAAGTCTTTGTTGCCGTTAGCAGGCCATGAAGTGATGTAGATATAACCATCTAAAGAGTCATAGCTAGATACTAATAAATCTGAACCACCTACAGGCCATACAAAACTAGCAATATCGCCATTACGCGTACCTGAAGCGTCAATACTGGCAGTACCACTATTAGCAAAGTCTATAGAGTCAAACACATAACGGTTACCAGAGACGTTAGTTGCTGTGAAGGCAACAGTATCTCCACCATTATGGACTACTGTGACTGTTTCAGGGGTGGTTGCTGCTTGGTTCTGGTCAGCACCGTAAGTATCATTGGTAAAGAATCCGGTAGTGATAGTCTTACGGTCTACAGGGTGGTTATAAGTAACCAACCCCGGATGTAGCTTATGGAATGGGCTATCTGCTTTATACACATGAGCTTCTAGCTTACCACTATCACCACCAATAATCTTTGTTTTGACACTCATAGCAATTACCCACTATAATTGTCTAGGTTAACTTCTAAGAAGCTTAAACGACAGTATACTTTACCTGCTGTGTGGTCTCCTGTGTATTGTGCTGTGAAAGCGGAGCCGGGGATTAGTAGAGCAGCACCTTCTTTGTTGTAGCTATACATGTCACCCTCTGATTTAGGGTAATGACGGTCAAACACAGTAGGAGTACCTGATAGTGTTGGATTACCTTGGAAGGCAGACACAGAAGAAATCACAGAGGAGCTTGAGGTCATGTTAACAGGGGTAACAACAGTACCACCAGATGCATAGGCGGCACCATAACCAAACTCCATGTAGTTAGAAACATTAGGTAGTGCTGTACCGTTAGCTTCATCGATAATCTGCCAACGAATGTAAGTGATAACCTGTACAGAGTCCTGTGAGGTGTTCTTAATGTGTAGTGGTGTTACAGTACCAGAGGCTAGGGTGGCTTCACCCCACACTTGGAAAGTCTTAGCATAGTCCTTAGCGACTAGATGTTGAAAGGGAATGTTAAAGGAGGCTGTTAGGAGGCGATTATCACCATCTACCGCAGCCATCTTACCATTACCGATACCTGATTCGATAATCATGGTTATTCTTCTCCTATTTGTAGCTCAATGTCATCACGAAGAATCTTCTCTTCGGACATAGAAGCCAAGTGCATGTTCATTATCTTGAGTTCACGAAGAATCTCGATAAGCATGGTGAACTGTAACGTACGACCATACTCGTCAATATTGGAAACAGTTTCCTCTGATGATGCCGTTTCAGGACCCAGAGGAATCATGTTTGTGAAGACATTATCTCTTGACATTATGCTAGGTACCCAGTAAACCCTGTATAGAGTGTCATGTTAGCACCATAGGTATTAACTAAAATAGCCAAAGAAGAACCACGAGGAATGGTAAAGGTAACCGTCCCGAAGGTACGACCTGCTGTATGGTATTGGTATAGTAGTGTAGCCTCACCACCAGTTACTGTCTTACCATCACCAGAGGCTTTATAAGCGGTAACATCAAAGACACGGGGTGAGCCAAGGTTACGGTTAGCTACAGCGGCTTCTGAAGCATCACTAATAAGAGTACCACCAGTGGGGTTAGCAATAAGCTTAAATAGGTTCGTATCAGAGGTAGCACCTGTACGGTCAGCATCCCGGATACCGATAAACCAACCAACAATTTCTAGGTCTGAACTCTCGTTATTCTTTATATAGAGAAGTCCTTGTTCACCAGAAATACCACCATCTAGGACGATATCTTCAGTGTTTAGGTTGAAGGCATTACCCTCTTCTGCTTGATTCTCGAATGCAGTTTCTGTTACTGATTCTACAAGAAGCTTATTCTCAGAGTTTACTTTTGCCTTGACACCAGTGCCAGTGCCATCTGTAATCATAGTCATATTTGATTTTCCTTAAAGTAGCTCGGCGACCCAAGCTTCTGCTTTGTTAGTTGCAACAATACGGATTTCTCCAGCAAGCACCATTTCTTCTACAATACTAGAAGTGTACTTACGAGCAGTGAACCAAGGACAATCACTTAATAGACGCATCTGGAGATATACCTCACCAGAGTCTATATGTACTTGGATAACACCTCGCTGTGTGTTGTTGTTTGAGTTGTTATTAGCTGAACATTTATAAATGTCAGAAGTATAACCCCCTGAGTAATTCCCAGAAGGGTCTGTTAGCTTTGAGACCTTATTAGCCATAATGTTCTCCTGATAATTACT